TTATTGATGCTCAAACTCCTGTTGAGTTTGGTCCTTACAAGCAACTTGTGAATAAGATGTATGATGCAGGTGCTTATCGTGCGACTAAGTTCCAAGTGCGACTGCCTGGAATTACTCTGAGCACTGTGACTAAAGGTGCCAATGTTGGTTGTGTTTATGTTTATGAAAACAACCAATATGTTGGTAAGATTACTTCCACTGGTGAACTGAAAGGTAATGTCAGTGAGGATGTTATCAATCTTCTGGAAGATGCCAATGATAATCTTCTGCAACTTGCGAAGATTTATGGTCACGAGACTGGCACTTGTTCTATTTGTGCTCGCACTCTGAATGATCCTCTCTCTGTGCAAATGGGAATTGGTCCTGTTTGTGCAAAACGTCTCGGTTGAGTTCTTTATTTCTCACTACCAACTAAAACAATGTTTGACCAACTGCAATTCAAAGCACATCATCTTCCTGGTGCAATTCAGGGAACGTATAAGTTCAGCAATGGATGGAGTATTAGTGTTGTTTCTGGATTGTATGGAAGTGGATTGTATGGCATCATTCCTGAAGGAACTTATGAAGTTGCAATCTATCGACCAAATGGTAATATGACTGAAGATGTGATTGGTTGGAATACTAAAGAGGAAGTTTCTGCAATGATGAAAGTTCTGGTTCAACTGTAGATACATAATGGAAGACCAAGTTAAACTGTTAATGCAAAGGATTCGAGAACTTCAGAAAGAGAGATACGATACACCTAAACATCAAGTTCAGGTGATTGAATCTATTACTGAAGACATCAATTACTATCAGAATCAAATTGATTTTATGATGAATGGCAGGTGATTCCTGCGTCAGCATACCCATCAGGGATGCTGATAGGTAGAAGAACCGTAGACCCCTTGACAAACCCCCAGATCCGTGCTATGATGAACGCAGTTCAGAAGGATGAGACAGTGACCACTGCACAACGGATGGAAAAGCAATTCTTTCTTCACTTCATTGAACTTGTGAATGAAGTTCAGGGTAAGCAAAAACTTCCTTCGCAGATTCAATCTTCTCGTAAATCTGCTTGGGTGAAGAAAGTTTCCAATCCGAAGCAAAAGAAAGATGCTCTCTCCTGCATCTGAATCTTTCATCTGTCCCACATAAACAAACAATGCTGATTAAGACTGTTTTCGACATTCAGACCAAACAACCTGTTTATGCTGTGTGTGAGACTAAGACTGAACGATGTGGTTTTGTGACTTACTCTATCACAAAAGCAATTCAAGCAGCACAATGTAAAGATTTCAACCAACTGCAAACTCTGATCAATGCCTGAAATGTTTGAAGTTACTTATCAGATTCCCTACAACGATTGTGAGTGGAGAAGTCAATACTTTAACACTCTTGAAGAAGCAGAAAGAATGGTTGATTTCTACAAATCTTGTGGTGCTCCTGCTAAATTGATTGAACGTAAAGTAAGCAACTGAGATGATAACATTAGGTTGGATACTTTTAATTGGTAAGACTGCAACTGCAATCTGGGCAATTAAAGTTTTTATTCAAGAATACAAGTATCTCAAAGCACAAGAAATCAAATGGAAGAAATGATTTTTCGATTCACTCCTGATGAATTAGAAGTTCTGCAGGACATGATTCAATTCTTCTATGATGTAGGTATTCCTGACCACATCAATCAAGATGATTATGATTCATTGTTCAACAAGGTCATGTCTAACTGATGAAACGCAAAACTAAAATCGAACTGCTATCTAAAGCAATCAACGGCAAAGAACTTCTTCTCATTCTTAATTCTTTGAAATGATGTTTATTACCAAAGAAAACCACAGTTGTATTTACACTCTTGACACTGATTCCCAAGAGTTGTATTATGCTCCTGTCTATCAAGATAACATTGTAAATCTTTCTGAGTTTGCACCTGTTGACCTTGATAGTTATGATGATGTAACAGAAATTGAATCCATTCAACAACAACTGATTGCCATAAACAAATGAAACAAACAGTCAAAGACGTTATGTATCAACTGGAAAAGATGAATCCTAATGATACAGTCTTCTCTCTTCTTTATACAAAACAAGATGTAAAAGAACTAGAGCATTATGACCCAGTTACAAATCAAGTAGTTTATCCATACACTGATGAACTCGCAGAAGAAATTCTTTCTAATCTAGATTGTTATGATGTAATCTATGAAACTGTGTATAAGTGTATGAATGATGAAGTCTCTTATCAAGTCGATAAACTCTCAAGACAAGAAGATACTAATGCAGTTGAATCTCCGAGTTATTGAAAAGAATAAGTTAAAATAATCATTGCTTACATAAAAACGTTATAAAAGATAATTAAAAAAAATGTATTAAAAAACATATGTTTGTGTTTTGTGTTAATTAGAATAAGAGGTTGAAAAGTATTATAAATACCCTTTCTCTGCCTATTCTATGCCTCTCTAATCAGTCTTTAATGCCTTCTCTTATACCGAGTTATTATGTGATCTTATTGCCGTCTAAGACCGCATTGTATCATAAAACCCTAGAAAAGTCAAGAGCAAAAATCCACTTTGAAAACTGGCACACGATAATTCCCCAGCACAACTTTACAGTTATGTCAATGGGTTTCGTCGATTATAATACCTTATAAGACTTGCACGACTCGTAGGACTTATGAGATTCGTGCTCTTTTTATTTGTTCGTGCATGAGACTCGTAGTTCTTATGAGAATTATTCGTCCTAGGGCACTCTGAGAACTGGCACTTCGTCTTATGCGACTCGTCCATTCGGTGATAGACTTATAGGGTCGGGAGGGAGGGAATAGAATAAAACTCCCATAAGTTATAAGTATTACACAGTGCTGCCTTATAAGTTTTCCACAGTTTCCACATAGTTTTCCACAGGGCTGTGGAAAAAGTATAAAAGTTTTCCACAGGTATCATACCTGGGATACAGTTATTAATTCTAATTACACAGTACTGTTTCGTTCTTATAATGCACCGATTCGTGTTGACAACTGCGTGGTCTTCGAGTATTATGATACCTGGGGTATAGTTATTAATTCTAATTAAACAGTACTGTTCTTACAGAATAATCGGAGGTCTCGTTTATACTATACCTGGGTAATACTATTTTATTCTAATTAAACAGTACTGTTTTGTTCTTATTCGTGGTGCTTCGTCTATTCTAATTAAACAGTGTTGTTTAATTCTTATCGACAGTTATTTGCGATTGATGGGTATTCTTATACGAAACCGATGCCCCCCTAAAATGAAAAATGCCCTACTACCCTAATCTATAAAAGTATGATTGTGCCTTCGAGATTGTCTTTGAGGTTACCTTTAAGAAAAAAAAATTTCGACCAAACCAAAACCACCCATAAGGAAGAGTTAGAGTATTTTGTAATAACACTCGTAGAACTTATGAGAATTATGATTGAAAACTTGAAAAAAAATTTCCGAGGGGTGGAAAAAGTGCAAAAGGTTGATATATAAATGGAAAAAGAATAACATGAGAGGATATGTTAGAAGTTACAGACTATGAGAGAGAATTGTTGATTGAATGCATACAATTCCGACTCGAAACGGATAAGACAGCAAATTCAAATGAAATTCTCAGGGAAGAACTAGAAGAGTTGCTCTTCAAAGTGGAAGAATCTGATGAATACGTATAACATAGAAGTAAATGGAATTACAATTGTCGAGAAGATAAATCCAGAAGATTTAGAGGGAACTTTGAATCAAGTGAGAGGACTTGTATGGACTTCTGGTGGAAAAGATGAAGATATCAAAGTAATTCTAAATAATGGGGAAGACCGTTGCAATGATTGATTTGTAGTGGTATAATGTAAATGTCGAAATTTATTTTTTATGGCTAAAGGATTTACGATTAAAGCAAACGCACCGACGACTAAAAAGGTTGTTGATGAATTTAATTTAGAAGAAGCAAAAGAGATGGTGAAAGGAAAATCCATCGTCTTTTGTCTACCAGGTAGAGGTTGTTCATATATTTTTCTGAAAGCATTTGTTCAATTGTGTTTTGATTTGGTACAGGCAGGAGCAAGTATTCAGATTTCACAGGATTATAGTTCTATGGTAAACTTTGCACGATGCAAAGTACTTGGAGCAAATGTTCTCAGAGGACCACGGCAAAAGCCTTGGGATGGCAAACTTGAATATGATTATCAACTCTGGATTGATAACGATATTGTGTTTAATACTGAGCAGTTCTATCGTCTTGTAGCAATGGATAAAGATATTGCTGCTGGTTGGTACATGACTGAAGATGGTCACACCACATCCGTTGCACACTGGTTGGAGGAAGATGATTTCCGCACCAATGGTGGAGTGATGAATCATGAAACTGGGGAGACGATGCAGAATCGTCGTAAACCATTTACAGTTGATTATACTGGATTTGGTTGGGTATTGATTAAGAAAGGTGTCTTTGAATCTCTTGAGTATCCTTGGTTTGCACCTAAGATGCAACAGTTTGAATCTGGAGAGGTTCAAGATATGTGTGGAGAGGACGTTTCGTTCTGTCTCGATGCAAAAGAGAAAGGATTTGAGATTTGGTGTAATCCTCTGATTCGTGTTGGTCATGAGAAGACTCGAATCATCTGATGTACCCACTCTGAGAGTGTCTTCTTGACGTTCTAATTGACTTTTGATAGAATGCCCTTGAAAGATTTTAGGAGTCCTTCAAGGACATTTTTAAGTCTTAAAAAACCCGTTTAAAAACCGTAATCAAAACCATTAGGAGATTTTTTTACAATGGCAGTGAAGAAAAGTGCAAAAGGTGGTGTTAAAGTTGAAGGAAAACCCAAACTAACTCTTCAGGGTGCAGGACGTAATACTAAATATAGTGCTACGAGTCGTAATAAGGCACGGAAAAAGTATCGTGGGCAAGGAAAATAAAGAAAGGTACGTTTTAGACTGGATTGAAAGAGTTTCAGTTCATCATCCAGATCTAAATGGGTTTTCTTTATGTCCATTTGCTAAAATTCATGGATATAAATCTTATAAAATCGTAGAATCACCAATTAACGACATCAAACTTCTTTCTGAAGAGTATGGTGTCGTTATTTTTATTGTTGAAGATGACCTAGATTTAAAATTTATTAAGGAAAAATGCAAAAATTTTTCTAAAAAGTATCCAAAATACACTTTTTTTGAAGATTGTGCCACTCAACCAACATTTATTGGAGAAAAACAGACAAATAACGGAAAGTATAATCTAGTTTTGTATCAAGATAAAGAATTTTTGACAAAATTAAGAACAAAACTTGCCAAAACGTCTTATTATGATGCTTGGGACGATGAATATTTGCAAAAAATCCTTGACTATGACTACGAAGTAGTCCAAAATATCAGAAATAAATAGTATTTGTGCCATTTTTGGAGGTTTATGCGAGTTGGAGAAGTTTTCAATGGGAAATCACCTCCTTTTAGAGGTATACGACGTTAAGTTTGACTTACTTAACGATGGTATTTCCATTCAAGAAGCAATGGAAAACGGTGTTGAACGTGCTGGAATGACAATTTTGAACGTTTATCAGCATTGTTTTGTTCCTCAGGGTGTTACGATTGTTATGGCACTCTCAGAAAGTCATGTTTCTTGCCATACTTGGCCAGAAGAAGGTTGTATTGCGATTGATGTTTACACTTGCGGACCAGGAAATCCAAAATTAATCGCATTAGAGATGTTAAAATATTTAAATTCAGAGAATTTTACTATTCGTCATGTGCTTCGTTAAATAGAGATAGGGGAGATAGCAACCTCCTACAAAAAAAAGTTCTGTTTTTATTTAAAAACAGGAGCTACCATGTCCAATTTACCAGTTGATAGAGATAAAAATTACATGTATCAAATGTGGGGCACTACACATTTAGTTACAGATTATCAAGAATCGGTGCAACCAAGAGTTATTTCTGAAATCATGCATGATGATATGATGAAGCATGATTTAAAAAAGCAAACTGAGTTGCATGAAAAGATTCGAAATGATGAAGATTATGATGATTGGGAGTATGGCACTGAACCTTGTTATGGTAAAAAAGTGGTCTAAAAGTCTTATAGATATATTAAATACACTTTAATCTTAATGGCCACAAGGATTTCAAGAGCATTTAAAGATATTAGTTTATCTTTTGCTAAACATCCTGTAACTAATGATGTTTTAATCATCAGAAATGAAGATGCCATCAAGAAATCTGTTACAAATTTAGTCAGGACAACTCTTGGTGAAAGGTATTTCAATCCATTAATTGGGACTTCAGTAACGAAAAATTTATTTGAAATGGTTGATGAAGAAATTTCAATCATTATGAGAGAAGAAATCTTGAGTGTATTGAGAAACTTCGAACCAAGAATTGTATTAAAAGTTATCAGAACAACAGCCTTACCAGATGATAATCAAATAAATGTTGAAATTGAATATGATATTGTTGGTCTGGGATTTCCCACGCAAAATATAGAGTTTCTTTTACTACCAACTAGAATATAATGTCATTCAATCAATTCACAAACTTGGATTTTCAGGATCTAAGAACACAAATTAAGGATTATCTAAGAGCAAATAGCAATTTTACAGACTTTGATTTTGAAGGGTCTAATTTTTCTGTATTGATTGATGTCTTAGCATATAATTCTTATATCACGTCATTTAATACAAATATGACGGTGAATGAGTCGTTTCTTGATAGTGCGACTTTAAGAGAGAATGTCGTTTCCTTGGCTCGTAATATTGGATACGTTCCAAGGTCTAGAAGAGCATCAAAAGCAAGAGTTAGTTTTACCATAAACACCTCTGGTTTCTTAGATGTGAAATCAGTTACTCTCAAGGCAGGAGTAATTGGATTAGGAGTAATAGAAAGTGGAAATTATGTATT